TTTAGAATGTCGTCAAATATTATTCCATGGGGAAATAAATTGAACTGGTTTAACTTTAAAGACTTTGATGAAATTAAAGAAATTTTACAACGTTGTGGAAAGTATGCTAAAGAACAAAATTTAAGACTTACAATGCATCCAGGACAATTTTGCATGCTTACTAGTCCCCATCAACATGTCATTGACAACAGTGTAAGTGACTTACAAATGCATAGTGACATTATGGACTTAATGAATTTAAGTGCTACTCCATTTAACAAAATAAACATACACATGGGAGCAGCATATGGAGACAAAATTACCACTGCAAAAACATTTGTAAAAAACTTTAATCTATTGCCTAGCCAAATCAAGTCAAGACTGACAATTGAAAATGATGATAAGGCAGCAATGTATTCAACTAAAGAGTTGTATGATTTAGTACATCAAGAAGTAGGCATTCCTATTGTGTTTGACTTTCATCACCATAAGTTTTGTACAGGCAATCAAACAGAAGAAGAGGCTTTAAAATTAGCCGCCTTAACTTGGAACAATGTAAAACCTTGCGTACATTACAGTGAATCTAAAAGTGTAAATGAAGGTTTAAAAGTTAGACTGCAAGCACACAGTGACTATTTGTTCAACAAAGTTGAACTGTATGGCTTAGATGTTGACGTAATGATGGAATGTAAAATGAAGGAAACTGCAGTATTAAAATATAAAGAAAAATTTAACATAAACTAATGAACAAAAAAATTGTAATTGTAGGATCAGGTGTAGCAGGAATAAATGCTGCAACTAAACTAGTAGACAATGGATATCCAGGGGAATTAATCACTATTATTGATAAGGGAAATGATCCACACAATCGTTTACCTGAAGAAGTAATGACAGGAATGTTAGGAGCAGGAGGATGGAGTGATGGCAAGTTAACTTACCACACTGAAATTGGAGGACAATTAGCAAAGTACTGTGGTGAAGAAAAAGCAATGTCTTTAATGAAACAAGTAGTAGACAATTTTACTCGTTTTCATCCTAAACCAGAAGAAATATCTTTATCTAATCCAATTGAAGAACCTGAGTTTATCAAACCATACTTTGGCTTAAGAATGTTTCCTGTATGGCACATTGGTTCAAACTATTTACATGAAATTGCTAAAAATTGGTATAAATTTCTAATTGATAAAGGGGTTAAATTTAGTTGGAATATAGAGGTAGTATCAATTGACTTTAAAATAAATCATTTTGAATATATTGAAACAAATGGAGATAACACAGATACTATTATAGGTCAATATGACACTCTTATATTTGCTGTAGGCAAATCAGGCATTGACTTTGCCCAACAACTATCAGATGACTATAAACTAGCTACTGAAGCAAAATCAGTACAAATAGGAGTAAGATTTGAAGCACCACAAAAATACTTTCAAAAGTTAATTGATGTATCTTATGATTTTAAATTATATCAAAAGTTTGACAATGTATCATTGCGTAGTTTTTGCACTAACAACAACGCAGCATATGTAGCAGTTGAAGAAACATATGGTGACATTACTTACAATGGCCATGCTAAAAAAGGAGAAGAATTTAGAAATAATATGACTAACTTTGGCATTTTAATGGAAATTAAGGGCATTGAAAATCCATTTGAATGGTCAAGAGATGTAGTACAAAAATGTCAATTAGAAACAATACCTAATCAAGAATTTTATTGGAAATCAGGACTATATTATTCACCAAATGAAACTCGTAAACCTACATTAACATCAGAGGAAGAACCAATAAAATGTGCTAGACCTGATGGATTAGACACAGTGAAAGAAGCATTTCAAGGACATTTTGAGTATATTGAAAATTTTATTGATAACATGAATAAAGTATTTGATTTTGGCGATGATTGGGGAATGTATATTCCTGAAGTAAAATATCTATCACCTGAACCATTAGTAAACTATAAAGACTTATCATTAAATGAATATCCAAACGTTCACTTTGTTGGAGACGCTTTATCAGCTAGAGGAATTACAGTTAGTGGAGCACATGGAATTTATGTAGCAGAATCATTACTTTCTTAATATGTATAAATATGGATGATGTAGAAGAATACCCTGACTTTTTTGAAAGATATTAGTTTTACTTATTTGTTCAATATTTATGATAAAATACTGCATTCATGGAAAATAAATTAAGACATATAATATCAACAATCATCACAGAAGAGCTAAATGAAATGGCTCGCATTCCTACCATGTTAATAATAGGTGATGCCACCAAATTAGAACATGCTAAAAGATTATATGACGATGAAACATTTTGGGTTAGAAAAATGATTGACGCTGTGGAAGCAGCAGGTGAAACAGGCATTTCCCGTATGGGTTATGAAATAGAAGGTGGAGAATACATTGATGGCCTTACAGACATTGCTGATAAAAGTCAACTATTAGTTAATCCTAAAATTAAAGATCTTATAAACATAGGTCTATTTGCTGAATCAGGTTCAATTATTCCTAAAAAAGTAAAATCAACAGAAGTTGGACAAAGAGGAAGAAAAGTAGGCAATAAAACATTAGTAGCTAAAGAAGTTAACTCAAAACTTGAAGCAGACAATGAATATCAGGCTAATGAAGCTGAATTAGAAACATTAGGAGTAGAATTTATTGAAAAGTTAAGAATGCGAGTTAAAGGTACACTAAAACGTGGCCGTAAAGCCAATCCAGCTAAAGCTACTGATGGTATGGTAGCGGTTAGAAATGCTATGAATAGTGAAGAAGAGTTGGAAGACATGAATGATGAATCTTTTGATCCCTTAGTATATGATGATGATGAAGATGAAAATCCCCCACTTAATGAATCATTCATTCGAATGCAAAAACTAGCAGGGTTGTAAATATCAACTTACATACATCAAAAAGTTAGGCTTCCAAGGAAGCCTTTCTTATATTTACAGTAAAATAAAAGTTATGATAAACACTCACGATGATTTAGCTCGTATTGGAAAACAACTAATGTTTAGTGAACCATTTTATGGTATATTTTTGTCAACATTAAACAAAGTAGTTGGAAATGATGTTCCAACTGCTGGAGTGTGTAAAAACGGAATTAACTATCAATTAATTGTTAATGAAGCATTTTGGGCAAGTTTAAACAATGATAAGAAAAAAATTGGACTGCTTAAACATGAACTTCTTCACATATGTTTTCATCACTTAACAGAAAGAGATGATTATTTAGATCATGAATTGCATAATATAGCTGCAGATGTTGAAATAAACCAATATTTAACATCTGAATATTATCCAACACCTGACATTTTACTGCCAAGTACATTTCCAACACTTAAATTACCTTTAAAAGCAGGTACTAAAAAGTACTATGAATTATTGTCACAAGCAAAATTAAGTGGTTCAAGTCCAGCATTAAACGCTTTACTAGACAGCAATCCAAGTTTAGGAGGAAAACATGGTAAAGATAATGATCCAAATGAAAAAGGACAAGAAGGATCAACAGCAAGCAACTTACATCCAACATGGAAAGATTTTGATGATTTATCTGAAGCAGACAAGAAATTAGTCAAAGCACAAATAGATCATCAAATAAAAAGTATAGTTGAAGCTCAACGTGACATGGGCCATATACCATCTGAATTAAAAAGTTACATAGATTCACTATTTGAAGTAAAGCCACAATCATATGATTGGAAAGGTTACTTTAGAAGATTTTTTGGTTCATCAAGTAAAATATACACTAAAAAAACAAGACGTAAATTAAACAAACGTTTTCAAGAAAATCCAGCATTAAAAATAAAGCAAAAGAAAAAAATATTAGTAGGAATAGACACTTCAGGTTCAGTTGGAGACAAAGACTTAGTAGAGTTTTTTAATGAAATATTTCATATGTGGAAAACAGGTGTGTCAATCACCATAGCAGAAGGAGATGCTAAAGTAAATAATGTTTATGAATATGATGGTAAACTTCCAGAATTTGTTACAGGTAGGGGTGGCACAAATATGAATCCTTTTGTTACTTACTTCAATAAAAATAGAGAATACAACAGTTTAATTATATTAACAGATGGATTTATACCTGAAAAATCAGTTAACACATTTAAACCTATGTTAATGGTTATATGTTCTAAAGGAGAAAAAGTAGAAAAAGTTAAAGAACTAAATTGGAATAATGTAATTAAAATTCAAAATTAATTTATTAGGCTTACAAAATTCTCAAACATATATTTACTTTATAAATTAAAAACAAAAAGGTTATGACAAAAAAAGCACACCAACCAGTATCATTAAACATTGATGAGGCAAAATCAATTTTATCTCACATTGTTACAAACAATCGATACTTACAAGAAAACAATAAACTCCCAGTAGCGGTTGAGGTTATTGGTGACTCAGGCATTGGTAAAACATCAATGGTTTTACAAGTAGCAAAAGAATTAAACTTAAACTTAGTTAAGCTAAACTTAGCACAAATTGAAGAGTTAGGAGACTTAGTAGGATTTCCAATTCGCCAATTTGAAGTATGTCAAGAAGACAAATGTTTGTGGATTGATGAACATGCTGTTGAAGAATACACTAAATTAGGTTATAAATTTACAGGCCAAAACAGAATGAGTTACTGTCCACCTGAATGGATTGCTGGAAAAACATCAGGAGGATTTTTACTATTAGACGATTGGAATAGAGCTGACATTAGGTTTATTCAAGCTGTAATGGAGTTAATTGACAGACAAACATACATTAGTTGGTCTTTGCCTAAAGATTGGCACATTTTATTAACAGCTAATCCTGATGATGGAGAATATTTAGTTAACAGTATAGACACTGCTCAAAGAACAAGATTTATTACATTTAATTTAAAATTTGACATGAAATGTTGGGGAGTTTGGGCTGAAAACAATCAAGTAGATGGTAGATGTATTAACTTTTTACTAAAACATCCTGAATTAGTTTCCACAAGTGTTAACTCAAGAAGTATTACAACATTTTTCAATTCAATATCATCACTTGAGTCATTTGAAACCAATTTACCATTAATTCAAATGATTGGAGAAGGTAGTGTTGGAACTGAATTTACAACTTTGTTCACTATGTTTATCAACAACAGGTTAGATAAAATGATGTCACCTGAAGATATGATACATCATGAAAAAGAAGACTATGTTTTAAATACGTTAAAAGGTATTATTGGTAAAGAGAAAAAATACAGAGCAGATTTAGCTTCAATATTATCAACTCGTCTAGTTAACTACAGTTTATACTACAGTAAAGAAAATAAAATTTCTAAACAATTTATAGACAGACTAGCACTTTTAATGAATGAAGAACTGTTTGCTGTTGATTTAAAATACAATATTGTAAAATCAATATACAATGGTAATCAATCATCATTTAAATTATTAATGTTAAATAAAACTTTACTTAAATTTTTAACTAAATAAAATTATGAAATACAGCAAAGAAATTCACTTAGATAGTAGAAATAAAAAATTAACTTCAGCAAGTTGGGGTCAAACAATAGACATTGTGTCAAAAGATCTTTATTCTAAATATGAAAAGTTATATCAAAAGTATAAAGACAATAAATTAAAATCTAATACTACAGTTTACTTAACTCCATTATCTTTATTTCCTTCTTATAAATTAAAAAATTACATTGAAGAAAATAAGTTAAACATAGAAACAGCTAGAAAAACTGAGAAATTAGACACTTTAATTATAAGTAATGATTTCATTAAAGAAGCATACTTCTCAATAATATTAAAGGAAGGAACAAAGAAATATTACACAATACCATATGATGTTATAGCTAAAGATTTTTCTTCATTTATTGATAAAAGTAGAGAACATGATGATATATTAAAAACACCTTCATATCATTTGACTAAAAAAGACAAAATAAACGAAAATTTTTATCCATCATCATTTATTATGTCAGAAGAAAATCTTACAGATGCTGTAAAATTTAATAAAATATTTTCTGTTTTATTAAATTATCCATCAACTACAGGTGAATTGATTAGCAAATCACATGGCAATAAAAAGGCATGTGATCATTTAGAATTTTTCTACAACATGTTTGATTTAGTAGAAAAAAATAAATTAGACATAGTATTTGATGACAGCATAAATGCAGCAGCTAATAAAGACACAGTCATTGATTTAGAAATGTTTCAAACATTGTATGGTATGTTAGCTAGTACTGACAATAGTAATTGGAACATTGCAAGAGAAATTATTGCAAATTGTGATTTTAAATCATCTAAACCATATGTTTTGTTTTTGGTTAAAATATTTGATTCTCTTAAAAAGAAATCATCAAATATAAATTACCATTTAATACATAAAGAAATTTTCACAACTAATAGTAAAATAAAATCTGTGTTAAGTAAATGGAATACTTATGAAGTATTTATTCAAGAAATGAGTAAAGTTTACCCAACACAAAATCAAATCATGTGTGATTGTTTAACAACTCATTTAAACCATTTATTTAAAACAAGTATCATTAAATCTATTCATTCTTTGTAATATTTATAACAAAATTAATGGCTAAAATCGTACTTTTAAGTTGTACTAAGTCTAAATTAGATAAGCCTTCACAAGCACAAGATTTATACTCAGCTTCTCCTATGTTTAAAAAAACGTTGGAATATGGTAAATCTCTCAAACCAGACAAGATGTTTATTTTATCTGCCAAACACCATTTAGTGCCAATGACTAAAGTGTTAGAACCATATGATAAGACACTTAAGGAAATGCCTAAAGATGATAAAAAAGCATGGGCAGAAGAGACAATCAAACAAATGAAAAGTAACAAACTCAACTTAGAAAACGACCAATTTATATTTTTAACAGGTGGAGAATACATGAAACCATTTAAAGAATACATTGCCAACATTGAAACACCAATGGAAGGTAAAAGAATGGGAGAACGACTACAATGGTTAAACAGTCAAATAAGTAAAATTACTGAAGCATTTAAACGCATTAAACAATTTATACATGAGTGTATCACAAAATAAATTAAACGAATACATCACTTTATATTTAAATGATGTAGAAGATTACTATGGAGAAAAAGATTTAGTTTTAACTGAATCAACTTTAAATTCTCTTAAACAACTTATTGTTGAGTCAAAAAAAGACATGTCTATTGTTCTTAAAGAGGCACTTATCAACTCCACACCTGAACGAAAAGTAATTATAGAAGATTTTATGCTTTACATACAAGAGGCGTAAAAATTCTTTGGCTTTTTAAAGAGTTAATCATATATTAAGTCAAATACTCAAAATATATGACAACTGCAGTTCAAACAAAATGTGTTAAATCACCTGATGGAACAATACGTTACATCAAAGACAATAAGTTGCACAATTCAGAAGGCCCAGCATTGATTCATCCAAATGGTAAAGAAGAATTTTACTTAAATGGCATTCAATATTCTAAAGATGGACATAAAAAAGCTAAAAAAGACGGAGTAGGTCTTCCATGGTATAAAAGTGGAGCAGGTAAAATAAGATAATTATGAAAATAGGTTTCACAGGCACAGTTAGTGTTGGCAAAACAACACTAGTAAATGAATTGTCAAAATTGCCAGAATTTAAAGAATATACATTTGCTACTGAACGTAGCAAATACCTACGTGACTTAGGCATTCCTTTAAACACTGACAGTACATTAAAAGGACAAACAATATTTTTGGCTGAAAGATGCAGCGAATTAATTGCAAAAAACGTTATAACTGACCGTACTATCATAGATGTGATAGCTTTTACGCTTAATGCTAATTCCATTGATAAAACGGATAAATTAGCATTTGAATATTATGCCTCACGCTTTGTTGAAGAGTATGATTGGATATTTTATGTTAGTCCTGCTGGAATAAACATTGAAGACAATGGTGTGCGCACTATAGATGTTGACTATCGAAATCAAATTGACCAAACCATTAAACATTTATGTTCATCTAATTTAGACAAAATTACCAACTTTGGAATTATATCTGGTTCCAATGAAGATAGACTGAAACAGATTAAGTTTTATCTAAACTTGTAATATTTATAACAAAAATTTAACATGAAACGTAAAGAATTATACGAGTATATCCGCGAAGAAATTATAAATGAATTGTCACCAGCAGAGATGAAGGCTAATCAATTAACTTTACAATTAGCTAAACAAAAATTAGCTGATGCTACTAAAAAATTATCAACAGTAAAAGATCCACTAGAAAAAGCACAAATTACAGCAGTTATGGCTGTAGATAAAGAAGAATTAGCAGCGGCAACAGCAGCATTAGCTACAAAAACATCTACAAATGAATCAGATCTAGAAGAAGCCCGTAAAGCTAACAATCTTAAAGTAGACAACCAAGACAAATTTACAGCTGCTAAAAACTTATATGCAAACAGTTGGATTGGTGAATTATTGAACGCAGTAGAAGAAGCAGGAGAAGAAGGCATATCAATCAAATCATTAACTGAAAAAGTAGGAAAAAAAGCATCTGCAAACATAAATCCTTTAATTCAAGAACTTAAAAGTATAGGAGCTATAGCTTCAACTAGAACTACAGAAGAACCAGAAGTAGAAGAACCTGAAGTAGAAGAGCCAGAAACTACAACTCCAGAATCAGATTTCTTTATAACTGACACAGATGATGAAGATAAAGAAAAGGAAGAAAAAGAACCAACTGACAGTGATGAAGATGAAGACAATAAAGCATATAAAGGAGCTAAAAAAGTTGACGACAAAGAAACTAAAAAATCTGATGAAAAAATCATTAAGAAAAATAAAAATAAAGAATTAGTTGACACAATTATAGGAAAAATAAAGAAGTTAAAAGGAGATGAAAAAGTAAAGAAAATAGCAGCTTTAAAATCTTTTATAAACAATAAAGATAATGGTTTTTCAACTTCTGAAAAGGACGCTATACTTAAACGTCTCTAATTAATAAAAAAATGAACTGGTCTGAAAATAAAAACAAATTTTATTTCATAATCATTGTCATATTGGTTATTGTAATTTTATTGCAAAAATGTGGGGGCGGTAAAAATACCACCACATCCCCTAACAATGATACTATAACAACAATAGACACTGTTTATCATACTGTTACTAAAGAAGTTGCAACATACATTCCAAAATACACAACTAAAATAAAATACATTCATGATGTAACATCAACAATAGACACAGTATTTGTTGTAAATGACTACAATTCAAAATATGTTTACAATGATTCACTTAAAAATGACACATTAAGTCTTTACATAAATGACATAATATTTAAAAATAAACTGCTGTCTAGAAACATAAAATACACTATAAAATTTCCTACAGTAACTATAAACAACACAGTTATTAAAAATAAAAATGAGTTTTACACAGGTATAGGATTAGTAGGAAGCAACACAGGTATAAATTACTTTGGACCTGAATTTTTATTAAGAACTAAAAAGAAAAGTGTTTATGGATTAGGTGTAGGTGTAAATGGAAATTTACAACCTAACATAAGTTTAAGAATATATTGGAAAATAGGAAAAAAATAAATGTCACAAGAATTAAAAGCCATAATAAGAGAAGAATACATTAAATGTGTGCAGGATCCTTCCCACTTTATGCGCAAGTACTGTAACATTCAACATCCTCAACGTGGACGTATTATTTTCAATTTATATCCATTTCAATCTAAAGTGCTAAACTTATGGCAAAACAATCCATTTTCAATAGTTTTAAAATCTAGACAGTTAGGCATTTCAACATTAGCAGCAGGATATTCTCTATGGCTAATGCTTTTTCACAAAGACAAAAACATTTTATGTATAGCTACCAAGCAAGACACAGCTAAAAACATGGTAACTAAAACAAAGTTCATGTTTGACAATTTACCTTCTTGGCTTAAAATACCAGCAGATGAAAACAACAAATTAACTTTAAAATTAAACAACGGCTCTCAAATTAAAGCAACTTCAGCAGCAAGTGACGCTGGTCGATCTGAAGCTGTGTCTTTACTAATTATAGATGAGGCAGCCTTTATTGAAAATATAGAACCAATTTGGGCTTCAGCACAACAAACCTTAGCAACAGGTGGAGGAGCAATTGTATTGTCAACTCCATTTGGCACAGGTAATTGGTTTCATAAAACCTGGGTTAGAGCAGAATCTAATGAAAATGACAGCTTTTTACCAATTAAATTACCTTGGTATGTTCATCCTGAACGAGATCAAGCTTGGAGAGACAAACAAGATGTTGAATTAGGAGATCCTAGACTAGCAGCACAAGAGTGTGACTGTGACTTTTCTACATCTGGAGACATTGTTTTTTATCCTGAACATTTAGAATATTACTTAGCTACTCATGTGGTTGAACCTATGGAAAGGAGAGGAGTAGATAAAAACTTATGGATATGGGAGTCACCAGACTATTCAAGAAATTATATGGTGGTAGCAGATGTGGCTAGAGGAGATGGAAAAGACTATTCAGCCTTTCACATATTTGACTTAGAAACAAATGCTCAAGTAGCTGAATATAAAAGTCAATTGTCACCAAAAGAATTTGGTTACATGTTAGTAGGCATTGCTACAGAATACAATGAAGCATTGTTGGTAGTAGAAAATAATAACATAGGCTGGGCTACATTAGACGCAATTCAAGAAAGAGAATATAGAAATTTATATTTTTCACCTAAAAGTGATGTTATAACAGCTGATTCATATTTTACTAAATATGAAAATAATGCCAACATGATTCCTGGTTTTACAATGTCTTTAAGAACACGTCCTTTAGCTATTAACAAAGGAAGAGAATATTTAGGAGATCATAGTGTCATTATTCGTTCAAAACGTTTAATAGAAGAAATGAAAATATTCATTTGGAAAAATGGAAGAGCAGAAGCACAGTCAGGATACAATGATGATTTAATTATGTCTTTTAACATTGCTATGTTTGTTAGAGACACAGCATTAAAATATAAACAACAAGGAATAGAATTAACTAAGGCAACATTAAACAGCATTCAAAGACCAGCTGACTATCAAGGAGCATATTTTGCTTCTGGAGTAGATAATCCATATGCTTTTAAAGTAAATGGAGAAAATGAAGACATTAGTTGGTTACTTGACTAAATAAAAACAAAAACTATGGCAGACACCAGTGTATTTACCAGACTAAAAAGATTATTTTCAACGGATGTTATCATACGTAATGAAGGTGGCAATCAAATTAAAGTAATTGACATTGATTCAATTCAAAGAAGTGGAAAATATGAAACAAATTCTTTAATTGATAGATACAATAGAATTTACTCATCCAACAGCAGTACTTCACTTTTTGGACAACAACTAAACGCCAACTATCAATATTTAAGAACCCAATTATACTCAGACTATGATGTTATGGACACAGATGCTATCATTGCTTCTGCTTTAGACATTGTATCTGATGAATGTTCTTTAAAAAGTGAAATGGGTGAAGTGTTGCAAATTCGCAGTTCAGATGAAGATGTTCAAAAAATATTGTACAATTTATTTTATGATGTTTTAAACATTGAATTTAACTTATGGTCTTGGGTTAGACAAATGTGTAAATATGGAGATTTCTTTTTAAAATTAGAAATTTCTGAAAAATTTGGGGTGTACAATATCATACCATATAATGCCTATCACATTGAACGTCAAGAAGGATATGACACAGCAAACCCATCAGCAATAAGATTTAAATTTAACATGGATGGTTATGCTAATGGAGGAACATATTCTGCTACAAATCAAACAAATAAAGATGCAGCAGGAATATATTTTGACAACTATGAAATGTCTCATTTTAGATTACTAACAGATGTAAATTATTTACCTTATGGTCGTTCATATATTGAACCTGCTCGTAAATTATTCAAGCAATATTCATTGATGGAAGATGCTATGTTAATTCATAGAATATCTAGAGCTCCTGAAAAACGTATTTTTTACATTAATGTTGGTGCTATTCCTCCTAATGAAGTAGAAAACTTTATGAAGAAGACAATTAGCACAATGAAAAAAACTCCTTACATTGATCAAAATACAGGTGAATATAACTTAAAATACAACATGCAAAACATGTTGGAAGATTTTTACATTCCAATTAGAGGAAATGACACATCAACAAAAATAGAAACTACTAAAGGTTTAGACTACACAGGAATGGAAGATGTAGTTTACTTAAGAGATAAATTGTTTGCTGCTCTTAAAGTTCCTAAAGCTTTTATGGGGTATGAGAAGGATTTGTCAGGTAAAGCAACATTAGCTGCTGAGGACATTCGATTTGCTCGCACAATTGATAGACTACAACGTATTATATTGTCTGAATTGCAAAAAATAGCATTAGTACATTTATACACTCAGGGATATAGAGGCGAAACATTAACTAATTTTGAACTTTCACTAACTACTCCATCTATTATATATGATCAAGAAAGGATTGCATTAATGAAGGAGAAAGTTGCATTAGCTAAAGAAATTATGGACGCCCAATTGTTACCTACAGATTGGATTTATCATAACATTTTCCACTTTAGTGAAGATCAATTTGACGAGTATAGAGATCTTATTAACCAAGATGCTAAACGTAAATTTAGACTAGGTCAATTAACTGAAGAAGGAAATGATCCATTAGAAACTGGCAAATCTTACGGTACACCACATGATTTAGCTTCACTATATGGTAAATCTCGTTTAACATCAGATCCAGGAAATGTACCTAGCGGTTACAATGAAGATATACCATTAGGCAGACCTAAAGAAAAAGCGTCAAATATCAACACACAACAAAATGTATTTGGTAGAGACAGATTAGGCAAACAAGATATGAAAAACGATGATCAGCCTGGTTACAACAGTAAAGCATTAACTGAAAGTGTTTATTTAAAAAATAAGCAATTTTTAATAGAAATAGAGAAAAAATTAGTATTTCAATCTGATAAGTCAAAGGAATCGTTACTTAACGAAGATCAACTGCGAGATTAAAAATTCTCATATATTTATAACAAAAATACAATATAGATGTTAATAAAACATTCAAAATATAAAAACACTGGTATCCTTTTTGAACTTTTAGTCCGCCAAATTACATCAGATACATTGTCAGGTAAAGACTCAAAAGCCACTAATATTTTAAAAAAATATTTTAATAAAACTGAACTAGGTCGCGAATATAAGTTGTATGAAAGTTTACTAAAACGCACTAACTTAACAGAAGGTAAAGCCAACATAGTATTAAACACGGTTTTAGAAACTTCTAAACAATTAAACAAGTCATCTCTTAAAAGACAAAAATACAATTTAATTAAAGAAATTAAAGAACATTACAATTTAGAAGAATTCTTTAAAACCAAACTCCACAACTACAAAGCTCAAGCATCATTGTACACTTTAATTGAGTCATATGGTAACAAATCTATTTCTACAGAACAAACCATTGACAACAAATTAGTTATATTAGAACATTTAACTTTTACTGCTTCTAAAAAAGAAAATAAAACAGAAACTATAATTGAAGAATTTTCTAAATATGATAAAGACACTCGCATTTTAACTTACAAAATACTACTTGATAAATTTAACAATAAATATTCTGATTTTAGTACTAGTAAAAAATCTATTCTTAAAGAATACATCAACAGTGTAGACAATCCATCTAAATTAAAAGATTTCTACAACATTACAATTAGTGAAATTAAAAAAGACATTATTGTTTTAAACAAAACCACTAAAAATGAAGTTGTAAAAATTAAATTAGAAGAGACTATAAAAAATCTTTTAAATCAATTAGGAAAAAACGATAAAGTTACTAACGATCATATAGTAAACCTATTACAATATTGTGATTTACTTGAAGAACTAAAACAAGTTAATGGAAAACAGTAACGATGAAACAAAAACAATATAAAGCACTACAATCTATAAATGAAGAAGAAGTTAAAGAACTTGTTCGCAAACGTTTAAAAGAAATGAGTGCAACAGGAGGAGGAGCAGGAGCTGGTCATTTTACACCAGGTGAAGGAGCTCAATATGCAACACCATATGCTTTCAATCCTAAAAAAGGAGCTAAAGGAGCTCAAAATATTTATTACTACAAACTAGGATGGAAGCCAGTAGATGTTAAAAAACTTCATAAACAATCTAAAACTGTTGATCATGTAGATTTGTGGAAAAAGAAATTAAAAGAAGAACAATCACAATATGTTGATTCATTAAACATACAAGAACCAGCATTAAAACAATTTATAGGTAATAGAGTAGGAGATTTTGACAAAATAGAAGATAAATTAAATGTTTTACTGCCCCTACTTAAAAAATCTAAAGAAACAACAATGGAGTACTATAAAACATCTCCTGATTTTCAAGTTAAATACAGTACAGATTTAGCTATAGATTATTTAGATGACTTAATAACATTATTTAAAGAAAAACAATAACATGACACTACAAGAACAATTTAACGCCATTAAAAATGGTAAAGGAAACAAAGTTCAATTCTTAAAACAAGCAAGATCTTTATTCCCACAATATTTAAACCAATATTCTGATTTTAACACATCAGTAAATGTACTTAAGTCTAAACAAATCATCAATGAAGCTGTTGGTGGTGTTGTTACTAAAGGATTTAACATTACCAATTGGAAACAAATTTTTGAAGCTGAAGCTAAGGCAGAAGAAAAAACAACTTCTAAAGAAGCAGCAGATGCTAACAAAAGTGCATATCAGCCTTCAAATGTAAAAAATGCTGACAACATTAACTTTAATGAAATATTAAAAGGATACTTAGCAGAATTAGGCGATGTTAAAAACGCTGGTAAAACTGGAGATGAACTTAAAGAAATAGCAGTAAAAAACCTAGCTAAAGACCCATTGTTTTACACTAAAAGTGGAAATTTTGGCATTAAAGGAGTTGGTTACACAACTGAAGCTCCTGGTTTAGGCGAGCCTAAAGAAGCAAAGGGCAAACATAAATCAAGTGGATATGGTGACATTGACAAAGAAATAAAAGTAAAAGCAAACGTTAAAAACTCATTAGGCGATCAAGAAGCAAAAGATTCTATGCCTAAAAAAGTTAAAGAAATGACAACAACACCTCAAAGTTCAGCTGGTGTTAAAAAAATGAAAATGCCTGGTGCTGAAAAGAAAATGAAGTTGCAAGAAATAGTAACAGGAGAAAATCCATATTTTGACACTGATCCTTCAGATGGAGATGCTGATGAAGATAAAAACATGGCATATGGTGCTGAAAATTACTATGATAAAGGTAAAAAAGCATTTGAAGAAGGAAATTTAAAAAAAGCTCAAGAATATTATGAAGAGGCTTTAAACTTTGGTAGTTATATAGGTTGGACTGAAAGAGAACTTCCACCATATACAAAAGAAGCAGACGATGATTTTGGATTTGAGTCCCCATTTTGTAAAAGTTGTAGTGGTAAGGGTTGTAAGGAATGTGATGGAAGTGGAATGAAAAGGAATTCGGTAACTGAAAATCAAGTACAAAAAGTTTTAGGAATGATGCGAATGCCGTTTCAAGAATCTAAACTTCGCTCTGTAATTGCTAAATTAATTAAAGAAGAATTAAAATTAACAGAGGATGAAGCTGATGATTTACAAGCTATAGTTGATACACCGTATGAAGATTTTGTTGCTAAACTAGGTAGTAACATTAGTGATCCAAAAATACAAGCAATTTTAATGAAAGGCAAGGAAGATGGACAACCAACTGATGAAGTAATAAATTTATCAGATATAGACATTCCTGTACAAAAGCTACAACCAACACAAAATGAAATAGCTTTAGATAAATCACTAATATATCCACTAACAGATGTAAAATCTGCTGAAGTGTGTTTAAAAGGTGGTGCAGTTGCAATTGCTGGTAAACGTATTATAACAGCAAATGGAATTTATATTGTTGATGGTCATCATAGATGGTCACAACTTTATGCTATGAATAAAGATGCATCTATAGCAGCTACAAATATGACCTCAGCTATAATTAAACAACCATTAGACTTTTTAAAAGTTACACAAGCAGCAATTGCGGCTGATTTAAAGAAAGTACCTACAGCATCAGCTAAAGGATCTATTAATTTAATAACAATATCAGAAGATCAACTTAAAACATTTGTTAAAAAAACCATTACTAAAGATGTGATGAAAGTGTTTGTTAAATATGGAAAAGTAAAAGTAAAATCAAATAAAGATGCTGATAATTTAAGCAATTCAAATTTAGAACAAGCTGCAAACTATATCTGGAGTAATGTGCAATCAATGCAAAGTACATCAAAACCAGTATCAGGCGCACCTAAAAGAGATTCAATGCCACAAACAGATGATGCAACAAAATGGCAAGATATTGCATCATCTGGAGATTTAAACTTTACACCACCATTTAAGTCTAAAACAACTGCTCCAGTAGCAGAATCAACACATAATACTATTAATTCAAAGTTAAATGAATCTAAACTTCGCTCTGTAATTGCTAAATTAATTAAAGAAGAATTAAAATAAACATGAAATCACTACTAATAGAAACTCTTCCATTTAATGTGTCGCCAATAACTCTTACTGAAGGTAAGAGCACAAGTGGAAATCCATTAGTTGAAGGTATTTTAGCAACTGTTGAAGTTAAAAACGGCAACGGAAGATACTATTCAAAAGAATTGTGGGAACGTGAATTAGAAAAATACAATGTTCTTGTAAAAGAAAGAAGAGCATGTGGTGAACTAGATCATCCAGATTCTCAAGTAATCAACTTAAAAAATGTATCTCACAACATTAGCAAACTATGGTGGGATGGAGACAACGTAATGGGTTCAATTGAACTTTTACCTACACCATCAGGAAACATTTTAAAAGCACTTATAGGAGCAGGCATTAAAGTAGGAGTGTCATCTCGTGGAATGGGAAGTTTAAAACAAGTAGGAGAAGTGTTAGAAGTGCAAGATGACTTTGACTTACTATGTTGGGACTTTGTTTCTACTCCTTCAAATCCAGGTTCATATATGACTCCACTACGTGAAGGACTGTCAACACCAAGCAATCCATATAGTAAAGTAAACAGTATTATTACAGACATATTGTGTGCTAATGGAACTTGCCCTACATTTTAACATATTTATAAACAAAACATAAAAATAAAAACAAAATGAAACAACCACTCAATAAACAATTCCACAGAATGCAAAAACTTGCAGGAATCATTACTGAAAATAAAGTTAAATTAAATGAATATGGTTTAGAACATGATCCTAATTTAACAGGTGATACAGATAATGACGGGGATACAGATATTGATGATGCTCTGAATTTATCAACACAGCAAATTGAAAAAAAAGCTTTTGACTTTGCTAACTCACCAGAAATGGGTAAATTAGTAGATAAAATTTTAGCAAAGGCTAAAACTAAACCACAGGATATTGAACAAATTAAAAAAGCTGTTAGTTTAGTTTCTGAAGAAATAATAAGTGAAAGTGATTTTTCTTCTTTCTTAAACATTGCACATAAAGCACAAGATAAATTAACTGAAGACAAAGTTAATGATTTACAAGATAGCATTGGAAAAGCATTATCAACATTTGGAGCAGTTAATATTATGTCAATGGGTATGTTACCAACTTTAACTGCTGCGGCAATTAGTTATTTTGGTGGTCCTAACTTTATAAAAATAGTTGGTGATGCTATTGGTTCTAGTTCTGCTGTTGTAATTCTTTCAGTTATTGGTAGCTTAATTGGTGGTGGTTTAATATGGAGAATAGGCAAAGCAATTTCTGGTGAATATGTTGATGACAATACAGAATTATTTGAAAAATCAGTAAACGAAGCATTAAGAAAATATCGTAGAAATAAAAAATCATCTGAATTGTATGATATGATTTAATATATTTATAAACAAAACATAAACATAAAAACAAAATGAAAAAATTAATAAACGAACAATTTAAAAGAATGCAGCTATTAGCTGGACTAATTACTGAATCACAATTGAATGAAGCAGTAAAATCTATTGATTCTAATACAATACAAAGAACAGGTGACACCCCAATCACAAAAGAAGATCTTGTAATAGGTACAACTAGAGTAGCTCCAAGTATGTCTTATGGTAGTAAGGAAGAGTTAGCGTTAAAAGCTGGAACTGTCACTAAAGTAGATGGAGATAAAGCAACATATGATGTTAAAGGTAAAATGTTTAGTATGGACCTAGCAGATTTATTAATAGTTATAACTACAGCAACATCAACAAACGAATTGTTTGGATTTGGAAAATCTAAAGGTAATCCAAATAACCTTAAAGCAGGTGATGAAGTTACATATACTGCTAGTAATGGAAGTGATGGTTATAACGGAAAGTATGTAGTAGGCAAAATATTATCCTCAGACCCTAAAGGGTTTACAATGGGTATATATAGAGATACTAGTGAACCAAATTCACCAATGAAACCAGAACAAAAGCAAATATCGATATATGCAAAACCTGAAGAATTAAAATTAAGAGAATCAATCGATATTGAAAAATCAGTAAACGAAGCATTAAGAAAATATCGTAAGAATAATTAATCTCCCTTTATATAACATATTTAAATCAAAGCGTTCCCTTAAAACAGGAACGCTTTTTTGCATTTTTAACAAATAGCCACATACGTATAACAAATGTGCCCAATTTATGAGGCATGGCAAAAACAATATTTATTACGCTTTGAACATTCGTTCACATTAAGTGTATTTCCAACAAAAAAATAAATTTAGGAAAAAATGGCAAACAACAGAGACTTGCTTAGAGAAGCAATCGCAGATGCTAAAGCTGTAAAAGAAACAGCAATCGCAAATGCAAAAGCTGCATTAACAGAATCATTCACTCCATTCTTAAAAGAAAGACTTGCTCAAAAAATTTCAGAAATGGAAGAGGAAGATGATGAAGATTTTGCTAGTAAAGCAAACCCAAGTAAAAGGATGAAAGAAGAAAAGAAACGAAGCGACATGACCCCAGATGAAAAAAGGGAATATGACGAAGAAAGTCGATATTTGACATCCATGGAAGAAATTTCTTTAGATGAGCTTTTAGCTGAACTTGAAGAAGATCCAAGTGAAAAGATGGAAGAAGAAAAGAAACGAAGCGAAATGACTCCAGATGAAAAAAGAGAGTATGATGCGGAAAGTCGATATTTGACATCTATGGAAGAGGAACTTTATGAAGCTAAAAAAGATGAAAAAGACGAAGAAATGAGTCTTGAAGATATGTCTGAAGACGATCTTAAATCATTCATTGAAGATGTTATTAAAGACATGGTAGCTAACAAGGAATTGGAAGCTGGAAATGAAGAAGGTGATGAAGAAATAGATGAACCAACTGATGATGAACCAACTGATGAACCAGCTGACGAAACAGATGATGAACCAGCTGATGAAGAAGAAGTTGATTTAGAAGAACTTTTAGCAGAAATGAATGCTGAAGAAAAATCAAGTAATGAACTTGAAGAAGCAAAAAGAAAAAAAGCTAAAAAAGCTAAAGAAGAAGAAGACACTAAAGAAGAAGAGTTAGAAGAAGCATATGGTGTTATCAAACATCTTAAATCTGAACTTAACGAAATCAACTTGTTAAATGCTAAACTTCTTTACACAAATAAAATCTTCAGAAGTAAATCATTAACCGAATCACAAAAAATAAAAGTTTTAACAGCGTTTGATAAAGCAAAAACTAAAAAAGAAGCTCAACTAGTTTATGAGACTTTAACAGAAGGACTAAAAGTATCTATTACTAAAACATCCATTAAAGAGTCACTAGGATCAGCGTCTAAATCTTTAGGCAATGCTATTAAAAAACCAATTATTGAAAATGATGCATTTGCGCGTATGCGTGAATTGGCAGGACTAAAAAAGTAAAAACAATTAATTTAAAAAAACCAAACAAACAAAAAAAATGAGTTCAATTCAAAACTTACTCGAATCCGCAAACCCATGGAAATCACTTCAAAGTGATGCAGGGAAATTAGCGTCCAAGTGGTCTAAAACAGGCTTACTTGAAGGCTTCAATTCAGAAGTAGACAAAAATAACATGTCTATCTTACTTGAAAACCAAGCAAAACAATTAGTAGTAGAATCTAGTGCAACAGGCCAAGGTGGTACTTTTACAGTAGGTCAATCTGAAAACTGGGCTGGCATTGCTCTTCCGTTAGTACGTAAAGTATTTGGTGGAATCGCAGCAAAAGAGTTCGTTTCAGTTCAACCTATGAACTTACCTTCAGGTCTAGTGTTTTTCCTAGATTTCCAATATGGAACAACAGCAAATCCTTTTGCAAGTGGTGGTTCTTTATATGGAACACGTAACACAGCTGGTCAATTTCCATTCGCAACTCCTTCTCCGGTAGGTGGTTTGTATGGTGCAGGCCGTTTTGCTTACTCAACAAATCAATTTTCATCTTCAATTTTAATTACAGGTTCAGCAAATGGTGGAACACTTCCAGCTGTTGCATCAGGAACAGCTACTGTTGTTACTGCTTCTTGGGCAGAATGTAATTTTGATGCTGCTTATTCAGCTTCTGCTATAGGTAACAGAATTTACAAAATTACAGTAACTGCTTCTGCATTAACTAACTTTGATCCAGATGGCGTTCGTGCTTTTGTAGGAACATCTGCTTCTACATTTACTGCGGCAAATCAAATTCAAGAATTAACTACTTACAATTACACTGCAAACTCAATTGCTTTGTTTTACACAGCATCAGCAACTTTAGCAGCACAGGCTGTAACATCAACTTTAACTGTTTTCTTTAACAAGTCAACAGCTGACAACACACGTGGTGACTTTGAAGACACAACAGGAACACCTTCAGTTCCAAATGCTCAAAGTGCAACTACAATTGTTATTCCTGAAATCAACATGTCAAGAATTTCAAGATCAATTTCCATTGAAATGTATTCACTCATGATGTTTGTTAATTCAGCTTCAGCATCGATATTCTGATAAGCATTCAAATCTTGTGCAAATTCAGGTGTCCATACTGCTTTCAACTTTTTAGTTTTAGCTGTGATGGCTTGAGATTGCATTTTGATGTTGATTTCAGGAATAACAATTGTAGTTGCACTTTGAGCATTTGGAACTGAAGGTGTTGTTGTTGTGTCTTCAAAGTCACCACGTGTGTTGTCAGCTGTTGACTTGTTAAAGAAAACAGTTAAAGTTGATGTTACATCCTGTGCTGCTAAAGCTACTGATGATGTGTAAAACAAAGCAATTGAGTTTGC